GAGTGGTACGGTGGTCCTGTTATCTGATCGAGACACAGACTTCACCACCCACCCAACATGGCCAAAAATCATGCGACTTTAATTCTGCTGCTGTTGCTGTGCGTGATCGGCTGCGCACCGCAACCGACCTATCGAGCTCTGCCTGCCCCCAGGCCAGAAACTCCAGCCGTCAACCCTCCGCTCGCACTCAGGCAGAAAAACTGGCTGAGTCCGCAGAACGAAGGAAGCTGTGTGCATGCGTCGCTTTCGACCATGCTCCACTGGCAGAACAAGATCGAGCTGGCCAGGTGGTGGCGCTCGAAATACTCAGGCGGTGAATGGACGGATCAACTTCGCCGTCGACTTGATTCGGCTCAGATCCCGTACGCGTACACAGAGCGAGCCAACTTGCAGCTGCTTGACGACGCTCACAACGCTCGGCGAGGCGCTTTGCTTTGGTGGAAACCTTCGCACTGCTGCAATTTCGTCGGATGGGCCAAGGGAACCGACGGCAGGGTCTACGCCTGCATTTTGGACAACAACAAAACGGAGCGTTACGAGTTCGTCGAGCGATCTGATTTTCATCGTCAATGGGCTGCTTTTGGAGGTTTTGCGCTCACCACGCTGTATGACCCTCCAAGCCCTCCTGTCTGGAAGTCATACGAAGCGGTGGAGGAAAACTGGAAATGGTAGGTAACTGCGAAACTTGCCCAGGTGGGGGACAACGTGTCAAAGTCGTCGTGTCTTTCGGCCTGGTGGCTTTGGTTGTTTTTGCTGCTCTGTGTGTGGTCGTGGGTGAGCGAGTTGCTCCAAGAATTGAGCAATCCTTCGGACTTGAACCAGCGAAGCAGCAATACACTCCCGGAGGTGTGAGCTACGACGAGCTGCGGAATGCTCCGCTCAATACCGTACCGGTCGATGAGCGAGCCGCTCGCGAGGTTAAGCGACAGGACATCTATTGCCCACCATGCGATCAGGTTCGATCGCCTGGGTTTACTCAGTTCGTCACCTACGCGGAACCAATCACGCAAGCGAGCTCACCTGCGCCGCAGCCTGCGACGCCTCGGCAACAGGTTACCGTCACTTCTACGCCCTGGGCAAATAAGTACTCGCTGGCTGTCTTCGTTGGAACGGACCAGGCGTCACAACGATTGCTCGACTGGGTCAATCGAGATCCGCAACTTTCTGACCTGAGAAAGAACGTCAATTTCCAGGCCTACACGAAAGACAATCCTCTCTATCGAGAACGGTACGGCGGTGTTATTCCCGTCGACCAATTTCCAGCGGTGGTATTTACCGACCCACGAGGCGGACACGTCTACGTCGCAGGAGCCTCGTCAATCCCGTCGTCTGCATCGGCACTCTACAACGCGCTGCGAGACTCAACTCAGATCCAACAGCAAGCGACTCGCACGGATTCTGACGGCATCAATCCAGTTGTTCAAGAGTTCGATCCTAATTGTCCGGACGGCAATTGCAAGCCTGACCGCGTGCCTTTGCTGAACCCTGACCGGGAAAGGCTGTTCCCGTCTCTGCGGCCCCGCAATCAAGATCCGGTTCAGTCGTTGCTGTACTGGCTTTGGAACCCCGGCGAAGCGATCCTCGCAGGCCTCTGTGCGATCGCTTTTCTCGTTTTGCTCTTTGTCGTCGCACTCAAGGTGATTCGCTCATGACCCTGTTTTTCCTGCTGATCGTGCTCGTCTTCCTGCTGCTTGCTGCCCTCTGGTGGAACCCAAGGAAACCAACGGCCTCACAATCGGCCTCGCAGCCGTCTCTGTTCGCTTCGTTGGTTCCATCCTCCTCGGCAACCACCGATCGCGATGCAGTTCTTGAGGACGAAATCCGCGAAATTGTCGACGTCATCCGACAGGATGAAGCCGACCGGCGACGCGCCGCAGCTCTCGAACGACTAGCCTCCATTCAAGCCTCATCCAAGAAAACAAAATGAGCCAACCAGAGATCACCGACCAACAGATCGCCGATGCCGCTGCCGCTCCGCAAAGCGTCTCGGCTGACGGTGTGACTGTGACCAATCGCAGCATGGCCGATCTTCGGCAGGCTCGCGAGGAACTAGCCAACAACAGCAACGCGTCGAAGCCTCGTCGTGGAGTGCTTTTTTCCAAGCTGATTCCTGGGTCTGCAAGGGGGCAATGATGCCAGGCTGGGTCACTGTACTGATCACATCGATCCTTCGCGCCATAACCACGGCCTCGTCCCGCCATCTCTATTTCGGCGCTGGCTGGTTCCTCCTGCTGGCCGGGCTGATCTTCAATTCGATGGCCACTCTCATCTTGGGTGGGGCCGTGGTTTTTTATCTGTTCACACACCCCGAACAAAAGACGCCCTAGCATGATTCTGCTCGATCAATACGGCAAGCCGATCGACACCAAGGCTCTGGCCGCTGCTCGGAGGATCCAGGATCGAGCAAAGCGAATCGATTCGCTGTCTGCGTCGTACGATGCCGCCGCCGGCGGAAACCCAAAAGCATTGGCGATACGCTGACAACCTATCTGCCGCCGCGGCCAACTCGGTTTCTGTGCGCAAAACACTTCGCGAACGTTCTCGCTACGAGTGCCTGGAAAACAATTCGTTCGCCAAGGGTATCGTGTTGACTTTGGCCAACGACACGATCTCGACTGGGCCGTCTCTTCAGGTCCAGCTTAAAGACTCCGCAGCGTCGCGAATGATCGAGCAGAAGTGGAGGAAATGGTGCAAGGATGTACGCCTGGCGTCTAAGTTTCGGACAGCAAGGGTTTCCAAGGTCATTGACGGCGAAACCATTTTGCTCAAGGGCACCAACCGTCGAAGCAAAAACGATGTCAAGCTAGACTTTCGCGTCGTCGAGTGCGATCAATTGGCGACCCCGTTTTATGCCGATGGCCTGCCCAATAAGGTCGACGGGATCGAGTTCGACGACTTTGGCAATCCAACGGTTTACCACATCCTCAAGGGCCACCCAGGCGACCGGTTTCCACTGCAGGCCTTTGACAAGGACGACGTCGATCCAGACGACATCATCCATTTGTTCCGCGCTGAGCGACCTGGGCAGATGCGAGGCATTCCCGAGTTGACTCCAGCGTTGCCGCTCTTTGCCATGCTCCGACGCTATACGCTCGCAGTGATCACTGCTGCCGAGAACGCTGCGGACTTCTCGGCGATTCTCAAGACCCAGTCGAACGCTTTCGATAGTGCCTCTGACGGAATCGACGACATCGAGCCGTTTGATTTCGTCCAGATCGATCGAGGGCTCATGACATCCCTACCGAAAGGCTGGGAAATGGTCCAGTTTGACCCCAAGCAACCGACGACGACTTACAAAGAATTTCGCGACGCGATCCTCAACGAAATCGCTCGATCAGTTCACATGCCAAGCAACAAGGCCTTGGCAGATTCCAGCAAGTACAACTATTCCTCGGGGCGACTCGACCATCAGACCTACTACGAATCCATCGCCATCGAAAGATCGCAATGGGAAGTCGAAGCGCTTGACCGGATCTTTGAATGGTGGCTCGATGAAGCCCTGATGATGGACGGCTATTTGCCTGCCATCGACCCAATGGATGAGATTCCAAAGGTTTGGCGATGGCCTCCACAACGGGATGTCAATCCTGCGGAAATTGCCGACGTCAACATCGAGCTCATTCGCGCAGGCCTCAAGACTCGTCAGCAGTTCCTGATCGAGCAAAACATCGATCCCGAGGCCCACGAGCAACAATTGCAGGAAGAGGGCTGGGTTAATCCAGATCGTCCGCAAGCTCCCGCTACTGGAGTTGCACCAGGTGCTCCCGCAGCTGCTGCAGGAGTCCAGGCAGAGAGCGAGCCGGATCTAGGCGAAACCGCTCCGACCGGTGAGTTTGCAAACATGTCCCGATTGCAGCTGACTCGCAACTGGAGAGCGATCGACGATACGCTAAATAAGATCGAGCAGGGCGTCTGGACGACAAGTCGGGCTCGTGTGTTTCTTGAATCCATCGGACTCAAAGAGCGTACGATCAACAATCTCCTGGCTGAGTACGAAGAGCAACCAGCGTGAGCTCGCTAACCTACGAGGACAAGACTCGGCACGGCTATAGGCTCCGAGTCTATACGGCTGCTGGCCGTCGTTCGATCTGGCTAGGACGTGTCACGCAGCCCGAGGCGGTTGCAATCCAGCGACACGTCGACGAGATCATCGCTTCGCAGACTGCCGATTTACCAATCCCCAGGCAAACGGCCCTTTGGCTTGATCGGCTGGATCCAGAGATCAAGGCAAAGCTGACAGCAATCACCGGATCTGTGCGGACTGTCCGCAGCTCGATCGACGAGTATCTCCACGCAAAGCGTGACTCGCTTGCATCCTCGACGGCAGAGTCTGTCGCTAGGTCTCTGGCCTGGCTCGCCGATTCCTGCGGTGATCGACGCATTGACGGTGTTTCCCCGGAGGATGTCGCGACAGCTTACGACTCGCTTGAGCAAGCCGCCTCGACTCGTGGCAAGATTGCCAAGGACTGGAAAGCGTTTTTCCATTGGTGCGAGGACAATCGCTGGATTGTGGCCAACCCTGCCAAGCGACTCAGGACGACCGTCTCGGTACGCGACAAACAATTCGTTTCCATTGAATCGATCAACAAGATCCTGGCGGTCTGCGAGGATCGAGAGCTGCGACTCGTGATTGTGCTTTCGCGATTCGGAGGCCTGCGGATTTCCAGCGAGATCCGCGACTTCTCGGACAGCTCCATCGATCGCAAGCTCAAGCGTCTTCGGATCACCGACACCAAGCGAGGAGTCACGCGGGAGATTCCGCTCTTTCGCGAAATCGCTGCTGAGCTTCCTAAGCCAGGCGTGGATCCACTGCCGAGACTGCGGGAAATGTCCCACTCTGGAATCACGCGATTGTTCGTCGGATGCGTTCGCAAAGCTGGTATCGATCCATGGCCAGTCCCATGGCATTCGATGCGAGCCTCGCGGGAAACGGAGCTCATCACCGCTTTCGGCCTGTCGACTGCTGCCAAGTGGATCGGCAATTCCGAAAAGGTCGCGATGACATCGTACGCAATCATCCCAGACTCTGACTGGGCAAAGGCTGATTTGTAACTCTCGCCGAGCGGTTTTTTGGGGTCGCGTGGTAGTTTCGACCCCATGAGCAAATCGAACCGGGCAACCACGAGACGCAAGCGACAAGACCCAAGTGTCATTGTCGCATCGGCCAAGGCTCCCCTTGAGCTGCGTACCAGTGGCGACTCGATTGAGTTGCAAGCTGCGGATCCGAACACCCCCGAAGCGCTGCCCAAGTTCAGTGGGATTGCTTATACCGGTGGAGTGATGACTCCCAAGCTGGCAATCCAGTGGAATGGCCCGGTGGTGATCGATCTTGCAGGACTTGATGCACCGGTCGGACCTGTGCATCGAGACCACGACGAGTCGAGGCCTGTCGGACATCTGACTGCTGTCGCAAATGACGGGACGAAACTTTCCGTCGAGGGAGTCTTTTCGGTTCCCAGCGTAGACCAGCAGGAGATTATCGCGGGAGCAAAAAACGGGTTTCCATGGCGACCATCGGTCGGTGTGAAGATCCTGACTTACTCCACGATCCCCCAGGGCCAGACCCTTCAGTGCAACGGACGCACTTTCGATGGGCCGATTCTCGTCGTCAAGCGATCGCAGCTCAAAGAGGTCTCGCTGGTAACGATTCCAGGAGATCCAGAATCCAATGTCTCTATCGCCGCCTCGGCCAATCAAAACATGCCCACTTTCGAAGACTATTGCAAATCCCTCGGACTCGATCCTGCGACTCTTTCGCCCGAGGCCGTGAACGCTCTCAAGGTCTCCTACGCCGAATCGATCGAACCCGACAGCTCTGGCACGGATGCCGGGGCTGGCTCACAAGCTCCTGATGCTTCCGCTTCTCAACAACCTTCTCCGGAGCAATCCATGGCCAAGCCTGCTGCTGCTTCTGCCTCTTCCGCATCGCCCGATCTGACCGCCGCTGGTGGGGTAGACTTGACTGCCTACCGATCGCAACTGGCGCAAGAAACCAAGCGAGTCAATGAAGTGACCACCTTGTGCGCTCGCTTCGGCAATCCGACCGTCATGGTCGGTGGAAAGAACGTCGACCTGGCCGCTCACGCCATCGAAGCTGGACTCTCCAGCGACCAGACCGAGCTGCTTGCTCGGCGTCACCAAGACCTCGAAGCCTCTCGCGATTCTCGGCCCCGAGGCCCCGCAATCCATTCTCGATCGAGCCAGAGCTCGATTGACCTCGGAGCGATCCAAGGCGGAATCATGCTCCGAGCAGGAATGAAGCTCGATTCGAAGACTTTGGAGAATCCCGACGTCAAAGCCAAGCTGCCCAATTGGTTGCAAGCTGGCATCAACGATCCTCTGCGTCAACGCACGATGGATAGTGCACATCAGTACCGCGACTTGAGCCTTGTGGAAGCCTGTAAGCTCGGTCTCCAGGCTCGTGGAATCGATGTCCCGTCGAACCGCGTTGAAATGCTTCAAGCCGCGTTTTCCTCCGGCAGCGTCGCTGTTCTTTTCGGTGCCACCCTCGGTGCCAAAATGCTTGAGTCCTATGCGGAAGTCGACGACTTCTCCCAGGGAATTTGCAGCGAGTCCGAGCGGCCTGACTTGGAAGAGCACAACAACAATCGAATGCAGGCTGCTCCAAGCCTCAAGCATCACCCGGTCGGTGGAAAGGCCAAACATGGCACTCGCCGTGTGTTGACCGAAAAAGCACAGGTCGCACGATTTTCGGAGCAGCTCAAAATCGACGAAGCTGACATGTTCGGCGACAACTTCGGCAAGCTTAAGGACACCCCGCAAGACTTCGGTCGAGCCGCTGGCCGTCTGCGTCCTGACCTCGTCGCCGCTTTGCTGATGAGCAACCCGACCCTGCAGCAAACCGGACGCTCTCTGTTCAACACCACTGATGGTAACAGTGCTACCGGTAAAGCTCTGGCCCGAGCGACGCTCAGCGAAATGATTGCACGGTTGCTGAAGGTCAAGGACGGCGATGCTACGCTCAACCTGAAGATGTCTCACTTGGTCGTCCCGCCCGAGCTGATGGATTTGGCGATCCAGTTGTGCTACTCGGCGAACCTGTCAAACGACAGCGGATCCGGTGAAATCAACCCACTGAAGAAGTACGGCATCACGCCTGTGACCGATGCACGATTTTCGAACGGACTGATTCACCCGATCACCGAACAAGCTCTCGTTGGATCGGACAACACCTACTACGGCATGTCCAAAGACGGACGAACCATCGAGGTCAACTACCTGCAGGGGGCTGGCCGTGTTCCTGTCGTGCGAACTGAGACGCTGACCGGTGGTGAGTTCGGCCTGGTCATCGATGTCAAGCACTACATCGGAGTCAACCCGCTCGACTTCCGAGCCATGCAACGATTCGCAGCCTAAGCC